CACATAAGCTGGAACAGGGGCTGATCGAGCAGAAGAGGGAAGCAGAAATAGCCGCTCGTGCCGCCGAGCTTGCGGCACGCCGCAAAGCTGCGGAAGAGGCTATTGCTTCACATAAGCTGGAACAGGGGCTGATCGAGCAAAAAGCTGCTGCCGAAGCTGCTGCCGCAGAAGCGCACCGGCGCCAGCTCAATATGCTGATAAAGCTCGAACACCAACGGCATGCTGCTAAATCAGCATCTACCAAATCTACAGTTACTGAGACTCAAGCAGCTTATGCTCTTACGTCTGAGGGCCGTAAGACTTTACGCCTGAAAGAGTCTGAGCTAGCGTTAACTAGAAAACTTGAGTCTGAGTTCCGCAAACAGGTCGAGTTACAGGCTTTGCTTAGTTCTGCCGAGGATTCTCGGCTTGTTACACTCCGTGCCGAGACGGCAGAGCTTGAGCGTCAAGCTATAGCCAGGGGTCTTATCACCAAAGAAACCGGCGGAGCTACTGCTTCTGGTTTGATGGCCGGGCGCCGGCGTTCCGTTTTCCGAGGCGTATCCGGCGCCACCGGTAATTTATGGATGACCTACGGCGCATCTATGCCTGCTTTGATAGGCAGCTTTGCCGCTGCCGCTGTTACGATCAAGGGTTTCAAAGAGGCCATGAACTTCGAGTATGAGACGAAGTACATGGATACTCTTGCCAAGCGGACCGGTGACTACTCGATGAAGCTCACTGATGTCCGTAAGGAGCTTCTTGCGATCCGTAATGTATCGTATACGCCCGCCGAGTTGGCTGAGGCTTCTAAAGAGCTGAAAAAGCAGGGCTTTACACTGAAGGAGTCTATTTCTGAGATTGGTGAGGTCGGCCGACTTGCGACTATTGCTGAGGAGGATGTTGCTGAAGTCGCTAAGACTGTGGCTTCCCAGTACCGGGCTTGGAATACAGAGACTGTTGGTGTAACCCGCGGCGTCAGAAGCCTTACTGAAGTCGCTAATGGAATGGCTGTTGCTGTTGCCAAGTCTGGTCTCACTGTGGGGATGCTTGCATCGCAATTCAAGTACACATCTGAGTTGGCGGCTGCTTCCAACCTGAAGTTCAGTGAGATGTTGGCTCTACTGGGAACACTGACTAACCTCGGTGTTCGCGGCAGCCGTGCTGCTACTGCCTTGCGTACTGGTATGGTTAAGTTGCAGACGCCGACCAGTAAAGTAAATAGGCTTTTTCAAAGTCTCGGTGTCCAGTTCACCGCTTTCAATAAAGACGGGAGCGCAAAAGATGCTATGCAGGTGTTCAAGGAGCTTGGTGCAGTTCTTGATCGCCTGTCTGATGAGAACCGCATCAAAGTACTTGACGCTATTTTTGGTAAGCGGGCGCTTCCGCTTGGCGCCAATACACCTGCCATGCTTAGTAAGGGTGCGGCGCAGCTTGCTGAAGAAATTGAGACTGCTATGCGTAATAGCAAGTTTCTTGGTACCGTTTTCTCTGAAGTAAGCGATACGATGAAGGTGAAGCTGGATATGCTTGGTGCCAGCTTCTCCCGCAATCTTACAGAAGCGTTTGAGACAAAAGGATTTAAGTCTCTCATTGATGAGCTTAATCGAAGCCTTGAGGGCGGTACTTTAACTAAGCTTGTTCAAACACTGTCTGATGCTGCCGAAAGTGCGATTAAGTTTAGGCATGCTTTTCTTGGATTTGGTACAGCCTGGTTGTCCAGGAAAGCGCTCAATATGGTTGTATCAGGCATTCTCGGTATAGTTGAAGCGATTGGTAAGGCTATAAAATTACAGAGATTACTTAATTTTGTGGCATCAGCGAACCCGTATCTTAAACTCGGCACGTTGGCAGTTGCTGCCGGTGTTGGTGCTTATACCTGGTTTAGCACCAGAGAGCAGGGCGGTGGGATTGATAAAAAACTTCCAGAATGGACAATAGCTGAAGGCGCGGATGCTGCTGTTGCTGCAAGAAAGAAGACCTCATCATGGGTGGTTGACCCTCTGGCCAAGAATGCTGATTTGGGTGGCCCACTTGGGCGCACTGCATTGGTCAGAAGGCAAATGTCTGGTGGGGCTGTTCCGGCTACACCTGTTGTTTCTACCGGAAGGGAGAGCGAGATAGAGGCGCTGTGGAACTGGCGGGCTTACCAGGCACCTCCAGATCGTGTAAAATCTGAGGCTGAGAAGTCAATCCTTGGTATTATAGCGATTGCCAGGGAGTACCGAGATAAAGTTGATGATGCTGCCAATGAGACCAAGTTGTCTTTGGTGCAGTTGCAGGTGCAGCTACAGCGGGGCGGTATCGACGCTCTTACATACGCCAGTAGATCTTATGAGACGCAGAAGAAAGCCATTGAAGCACAACTGCAAGATACGCAGGATTATATCAAAAAACTGCGTGATGTTAAGATACTGCACCCTACGCTTGAGCAGGTAGAGAAGCGCCAGCAGCTTGTTGAGAAGGCTGTAGGGAGGGAGAAGAAGCTACGCGCATCCTTGGCCGAACTTGAGGCTAAAAAGCCTGAATATACTGGCGGCGGGCGCACTTATTTGGATGAGATTTTGCTTGGTTTTAGTAGGCAAGAGACTACTGCAGCAAAGAGTCTTGCCCTGGCTGGAGAGCCTGACTACTACCGGCGCGAGCAATTACAGAAGCTGCGGAATGCTCAGATTGTTGAAGATTTGCGTGCCAAGTTGAAAGCAAAGCAAGTTCCAAAGGATCGTAGGGAGCAGGTAGTTTCTACTGTCGAGAAAAAGCTTGAGAATATTCGAGCTATGCGGGGGCAGGAGTATCAGATTTCTGTACAGCGTAACCTCGACAAGGAAAACGAAAAACTCGAAGATCAGTACAACCTTCTCAAGAAACAGGTCGACATTCGTTTTCTGTCAGAGAGGCAGCAGAAAAAACAGCTAGCTATCTTACGTGATCAGCAGCTTGTTGAGCAGAAGCGGAAGGAGCTGGAAGAAGCTCACGTAGAGAATGTTGACGAGCAGGTTGCTAAATACGAGGAATTACTTGCGAAGATCAGAGATGCTAAGGAAGAGCTAGGCGAACTGAAGTTGAAAGATGCCGCGAAGTCTGGAGCCAAGTCATACCTGGATAATATCGGCTCCGCGGCTGAGAACGCCGCCGATCTTGCTTCAGAGGCATTTCGTGGGCTCGAGCAAACTTTGGTCAATACTTTTAGGACGGGCAAGTTGGAAGCCAAAGACTTGTTTAATACCATAATAGATGGTATGCTTACTATCGGAATCCAGGAGATGATAACAAAGCCGTTGGCGTCAGCTTTTCTTGGTGCTATCGTCCCTGCTGCAAACGGCGCTGTTTTCCCTGGAGGGTTTCAAGCTTTTGCAAGCGGCAGCCCATGGGTAGGTCGCCCAACATTGGGTTTGATTGGTGAAGGCCGATACCCTGAAGCTGTGGTGCCTCTACCTGATGGCAGGTCAATCCCTGTTCGGATGCAGGGCGGTGGTTCTGCCCCAGAGATAAACATCCAGGTAATCAATAACTCATCTGACGCACAGGTTTCTCAACCAAGGTATGCAAATGGAGGACGTAACGTGATTATCGAGATTGAGGATGCTCTTGGGAACAGAGCTATGGCAGGTCGCGGAAAAATCGCTCAGGCTATTCAGCAGATGGGTGGTAAACAGCCGCTGACAGGGAGGGTGTAAATGGCGGTTGCCTGGCCTTTAACTCTTCCTCAGAAACCGGAGCCTCAGGGATATAAGGATTCGCCTGGGGATACGACGGTACGATCGAAGACGGCTACAGGACCGCCGAAAGTTCGACGCAGAGCTACGGCTGGCGTCGCCAGCATCAAATGCCGTTACATGCTGGACCCTACACAGGCGGCTATACTTGAAACGTTTTATGTGACCGATACTGAGGGTGGGTCGCTTCGTGTCTCCATAACGCACCCACGAACCGATGCCGTGGTTGAGGTTTTGTTCAAGAATCCCCCTGTGTTTACACCAGTTGGTGATGGTCCTTACTGGTTTGCCGACATTGAGTGGGAGGTGATGCCATGAGCGAGTTTACCCTTTCCGCTGAGATGATCCGGGCGATGGCCGCGCAGGAAACCGGCGATGCCATTATTCTGCTGCTGAAGCTCAATCACACCGATCTCTCTACTCCGATCTTGGTTACATCAGACACAGTTGATACGATTCACCTTGCCGACACATACCAGCCGTTCCCGTTCCGCATTACTCTGCCAACAAACACGGCTGATGCCCCTCCGGAGATGCGGTTGGAGATCGACAACGTTGACCGGACGATCATCGAGACGTTGCGCACGATTTCAGGCCCGCCGACGGTTGACCTGAAAATCATCAGGGCGTCGGCCCCAGATGTGGTTGAGGCGCAGTTCCTTGGTTTCATACTCCGCGACGTTACCGCAGATGTGATGCAGGTGTCCGGACGGCTTGCCCGTAAGGACTACGGCAGCGAGCCATTCCCTGCCGGTCGTTTCACCCCCGCGATGTTCCCGGGACTGTTCAAATGAATTGGGTAAACCAGTACATAGGCGCCCCGTTCAAGGACCACGGCCGCGATCCCTCCGGGTGGGACTGCTGGGGCCTTGTCTGGTGGTGCTTGCAGCAGCACTTCAATACCATTGTCCCGTCATATACAGAAGAGTATGACAGCGCTCTTGCACGGAAGAGCATTGCAAAGGCCATCACCACGCACAGGAAAGAATGGTACGAGGTTTCGCGGGAACGGCCTGGTGATGTGTTGCTTCTTAGGATGTCAGGAGCGCCTATCCATGTCGGACTGTGCATTGGTGGCGGGCTTATGCTGCATGTGTTGGCGGAGACAGGAACAGTGGCTGAGCCGTACAACGAGCCGCACAACAACATACGAATCATCGGAGCCTTCCGATATGCCTCGACGTGATGACATAACGGTTACTGGACGACTGACCCCATTCCAGGCTGACGCCGATGTGTGGCAGATGCCTGTCGGGCTTTCTGTTTCCGGAATCCTTGACTCAGTGATACCTGAAGCCGCTACTGGTCATGCCCGTGTCTGGTTAAATGATCGGCTCCTCTCACCAGAGGAGTACGACATCATCCCCCGTCCAAACGATATTCTCGTCTTTAGGGCAGTCCCAGCAGGGGGAGGCGGCAAGGACATCATGCGCATTGTCAGCATGGTTGCTGTCATGGCCTTTGCTACCCTTGCTGGGGAATCCTTGGCGTGGGAAATCCTAGGTGAAATTCCCGGTTTATCGGATGCTGCTTTTGCATTTGGACAGGCTTTGTTTACCGGCACTATTTTCATGCTTGGGTCGGCTGCTATTGGATCGTTGTTTCCGCTTCCTACCCAAGCGTTACCGCAGTTAGGCGGCACCAAGAACGATTCTTCGGCAACATACTCCATCAATGGATTCCAGAACCAGTTACGGCCATGGGGTGTCATCCCAAGGGTGTTCGGACGCCACCGCATGGCTCCATACTACGCCGCCAAACCATATACAGAGTTGGTTGGTAATGACCAGTATATCCGCGTCCTGCTCTGCTGGGGATATGGCCCGCTACATGTGATTGACCTGCGGCTTGGCGATACGCCACTCAGTAATTTCACCGGGGTAGAGATTGACCACCGTACCGGACGGCCAGGCGAACCGCAGATAAGCTTGTATCCGACGCAGGTTAAGGAAGAGAATCTCTCCATCCGCATCCGTGAAGGTTCTGCCGAAGGCTGGACCGATTACGATATTGACGGCGCATCGTTTTCGTACATATACGACGCGCAGCCGGTCAGCACCACATCTCTGCTGCTTGCGACTGCTGACGGGTTGCAGTTGTATGATTCGACCGCTGCTGAAGGGGAGCAGGTAACGACTGTGTTGGAGCTGGATTACCCGCTCAAGCACGTTACGAAAGCGCCGGATAACAGCCTGTACGCATGGTCGCCGCGCAACGGCAATGGTCGCCTCTACAGGTCCACAGATGATGGAGTTACGTGGACGCAGTGCGGCGGTGATTTCTCTTGCTATGACGTAGCGGTTGGTCTGCCTGGGTTTGTTGCGCATGGGGCTGACTTGTACTTGTTCCTGGTCGAGAGCGTCAACAATGTAGCCACACTTGCCATGTACTCGGTGGCATCCACCGGGATTGCCCGTGTTTCAACGGTCACGTCAGGGTTCTTGTTTCCGTACACCCCGGTAATCCATTGCGCCAGCAGCGGCGCTGCCCTGTGGGTTGCGGTTGGCAACGACCTTCTCACATCTTCCGACAGCGGAGTAACGTGGACAACCGCTGTCACTACGTATGACACCGAGTTTCGCGCTGTTTATGCCGATTCCGGCGTTGTGCTGGTCGGTACAATCGACGGCTCTGTTTACCGGTCAACCGACGCCGGCAGCACCTTCTCCGTCGTGTCTGTAGCCAGTCAGCAGATACAGACAATCTACAAATCGGCTGCCGGTGTTCTCTATGCCGGCACAACCGACGGCGACATTTACAGTTCTGCCGATGACGGCGCCACATGGGCGCTGCATGGGGATGCTGGTGACAAGCAACCTGTCTATCTCATTGACGAGTTCAACAGCGAGCTGATCCTGGTCGCCGGCCAGGTCGATGTTTGGCGTGTTATGCGGCATGACACGGTTGCGCACGTCAGGACACCGGCAGCGGACACTGACGAGATAGTGGCT